TCATCATAGGCAGACCATTCGTCGCTTCTATCGCGGTTAATTTCCTCAAGGATCTCTGGCAACGTCCATTCATGGACTTCTCCGGTTTCTATTTCTTTGATCTTGTATTTTTTCACTGGTTTATTTCCCTTCATGGTGGTTGTGACTTGTTGTGACTTTGACTGTATTGGGTTGGGCATGGTATGCAAGTAAAAAATTCAAAATATTTAAGGGGGAAAAGGGGAGCGGGAAAATCCCGCCCCCCCAACCTACTAACGTCTGGTTGCCATAGCTTTAAGCTCGGCCTTGATCCGCTTCGCATTCTCGCCCCGCCATGATGACGCATTGGACAGGAAGTAAAGCACGATTGACCGCGCATCATCATACCCATAGCTGTCATCGATGGAGTCGAGACCCATCATGGCAGACAGATATGGCTTTGCGGCAAAGTTGACTTTCGTCCAATCTCGCCTTATCTCGCTTGCAATGGTGGAGAGACTACGCTTTTCGGTTTGGTTTTTTGTTATCATATATGGTTGGTTGTTGGTTGTTGTTTACTCATCACCACCGGATGCCAGCTTCGCTTTAGCTGTCTGGTATCCATGAGCAGTGATGAAAATATGAGGCAAGGGTTTGCTCCGGTTTGCTGTGCGTCTGTTCCCATCGCACAATCCGCATTGTTTGCAGGTCATCCCCTTTGCGTCTGCCAGACATTCGATTCCGGTGGCAGGTATGGCATGAGGGACCACAGAAAAGGTGCGGAGACCGAGAGACTGTGCTGTCTGATAGTTGTTGACCTCCGTCGATGCCATAAAGAATTGGCCATATGCCTTTGCTTGGTCCGGTGGCATAAGATGCCAGTCGTGAAAGTATCCGGTAATCTTTTTAGCTTTGCTGGCAATGTCTTTGACCATGTCAAGGGGAATTAAAGACGGATTCCCATAGGCTCCGAAGCGCACAAATTCCACAGAGAAAAAGGCATTCCATTCCGGTGATCCCATAAGCAGGGGAGGATAACCACCCCTCTGGAATTTACGCCAGATCGAGGAGAGAGGGTTTGCGTTGACATAGCAACCATTGCCAGATGCGAAAGAGCATCCCATGCACTGGTTCTGTGCGTCATGCCCGGTGCGCCGTGATTCTACCGGATGCATGGACGCATCGAGTATCCACAATTGCACAGACTCTCCGGTTTTCCGGTTTGCACTGTTCGCGGTGGCAATTACGACGATCTTATCAGTTTGATGAATGAGGTACATAAGTTATTCGCAAAGGAGGATTGCCAGCGTCCCAAGGAATGCGAGCATGCCCACTTCGAGCAGGGTTTGTATGGTGGTTGGATCGGTCATAGGTCAAAGAATGAGTGAATGAAGGTCCACAGGATGAGGAACGACCCGAAGAGAGTCATGCCATGAAGGAACGTGTCAGTGATTTGCATATGGTGGCTTGGTTTAGGTGAAGGCTGAAAAGGAGGGACGCCGAAGCATCCCCCCATGATTCAATCTTCGCGCAGATCCTGCATTGCGTCGATATGCGCGGCCATCCGCATCAACTCACCTTCTGCTGATTGGATAGCTTCGCAGGAGGCATCAGGATTACGCAGGACCGCGCAATAGATCTGAACGCATGTCTGCCATGACGGAGTCATGTCGATGGTGTCGAATTCCTTTTTCACGGGATGGATTAGATCGAAACGTCCACGCTAATGTCCATGTTTTCGACCCGTGCCGTCACTTCGTCACGGACAGCATCGGTGGCGATGTCATCGATGTCCACGCTATCGACAGCATCACGGACCCGCCCAGACATATCGATGTCTGCGATAAGGTGCGATACCTTATCCGCCAAGGCGGATTTGAACTCATGGCCAATGACATCTGCGATGATGTCGGCAAGGTTGGATTGGTTAAAGGTTACAGGACGGAAAGATCCGTCCTCCTGCTGGGTGAAGTATTTATTCACAAGCTCAAGATAGGAAAACCATGCACATATGGCAAGTGATTTTTTTAAATAAATCATCCTTGGGCAAAGATATATTTCGCCAGATTCTGCCATGCTGGCATGGTTCCTGCCGGATTCGCCATTGCTCCAGTGCGGGAATAGGGGGTGAGACATCGATGTCCTATGCCACCAGATGGCGCGAGGATAGCACCAAACGCAACTTTATTTTTCCGCTGTTGTGCTATTGCTTCGGCAAACAAAGGCGATAGGTGGCAACGTCGAGGGCCATTGCTTCGGGGTTTCCCTGCGTTATACGCCCCGTAGTGAGGCCGGAAGGGGAGCAGTGCGCTGATGGGGCGGGGGAGGGCCAAGGGGGGCGGGGAGGGGCGGGGGCGGGGGGATGGGGGGCGGTGTGCGCGGGGCCTGCGGGACGAGATGATGGGGAGGCGGGGCGGGGTCATGGTGCTGCAAAGGGGGCGTGTCCTGCGAGCCTACAGGAGCAGCGGCACACATTACAGACCCACCCCACCGGTCCACCCTCCCACCTTCCGCTGGCGACGATACCTTTATCCTGTGGAACACCCGATCTCAAAAATTTTGTGGTAAAATGTAAACGAGAGAATGCGTTATCAACCTTGTGTATAGCGATGCACCCTTCAGTATACACAACGAAAGTTTGTGTATAGCGGAGTTTACACAAATCCGCTCTTCCTTTAATAAGGATAGGACCTAGTAAAGCTAGTGCCGCTTTTCTTTAATAGCCCTTTGTTTTGTAAGAAAAAGACCCCATTATTTCTGTCAGGGTTACTCTGTTATCTGTTCGGAGACGGGAGGGAACCCTCGCCGCCATGCTTTTTAATCGTTCTGTTTTGTCAGAAAAATGACCTATTATTATTCGCGCTGTGAATAGCCATCATTCACACAGGTATCCTTTAACGATACACAACCTTGCTGTTCCTGTAACAAAATGTAGTGAGTTTTCGCTACTGCCCCTTTAGAGAGGTTTTCTGCAAGGCGTCCCCCTTTATGCCTCTTAGTGGAGGCTTTGGGCTGCTTCGGGGCTACTTCAATGATAAGTCGTTTTCACTGCAAAACCCCGACTTTACATAACTTCACGCTTGAACTATTGTGCAAAAGCTATGCGGTGGACCGATTATTCGGCGGAGGCTAACTTCTCAAACCCGACTACGGCGATGCCGTCTTTCTCATGGGGGGATTTGCCTTCGGGGAAGTGGAGGTCAAAGCGTCCTGTAAGGGGTTTGCCGAACTTACGGATGGCCTGCTTGTCCTGCATGGTCCTGTCCTCCCACCGTCTTTCCATGGTTGTTCCGTCTGATAGGACAATCTTTACCATGTCCTTGGGTTTGATCCCTGCTTCTTTGAATTGTTTCTCGATATCTGGGGATATGGCCATACCCTCTGGGGTTATCTTACCGAAGCTTCCTATGAGGTTGCGGCTATTGGTATCGGTGTAGGGGTCTCCCTGCCAGTTATAACTTGTTATCTTTCCCAGAGGCTCTCTGGTTTCGGAGTTTGGTTCTGCTTTGCTCTTAGAGATGGTGATAGTGGGCTCTGGAGGGGGTTGTGGGGCGTTGGACGGGAACTGGGGAGTCGGAGGGGCTGGCTCGTCAAAAAGCCCGTCTAGGGCCTGTTTCAGCCTCTCTCCCACCCTCGCGATAATTCCTTGTTCCATAGACCCCTTATACCACAGATATGTCTACGCCGTATACATGTATCTACTAATATGTACACATTTTAGCATTTTATCGACACTATCGTTTGAAGTCGAAATTTTCGACCACAAACCTTCTTACTCGTCCTGTAAGAATGCTGGCGTTTGGTTTCTTTTTCGTAATTAAGTTTTTTAGGTGTTTGTAAGACCACGGTATCTTCTAGAGCTTGTTGGTTGGACACATAATCCATAGCTTTGGACATGGTATAGAAGTAAACTGGATTTGCCCCGCCTGACCCGACTGGCACCCTGAAGTTGTGCCACTGTTCCCCCGTCTCTTCGTCTTGGTATTGGGGGATGAAGATGGGGTCGGAGTCTTTGTCTTCGATCTTCTTGACGATCCTGTAGGTTGTGCGAATTGAGACTTTCATGGATTTGGAGTTTCACTCGTCCTGTAGGAACACAGGGGTTTGGTCTCCGACAAAGGCTCCTGCGATGTTGTAGTCGAAATATTCAATTGCCTCTTCCCTGTCCATACCCTGACGCATGAGGTTCTTTATCGTCTTCTTGTACGAGTAGATCGCTACTGCATGGGAGAACTGTCTCCCTATACCTAGAAATGCTGACTCTAGCCCGTCTGCCAGAAGCACTGTTTCGTCTTCTCCTAGCTGCTTGCCTATCTCTTGGTCTATTAGTTCGTTGCCTGTGGGTTTCATTAGGTTTCGGGATTTGGGGTCATTGGACCCAAGACGATGGGTTGCGCGAGCATAAAGGGCCTCTGGGAGGCTTTTCTGCTGGTGGGCTTGCGTTGATACCCCACGATGCACAAGTTGCCGTCTACGGGGCTGTAGATCGGAATGAGGTGGCCTTTAGCTAGTAGCTTTTGTAGTTTGGGCATATTGTTTCGGGGTTTGGGGGTGTGCTTGGCCACGTTGCGGTCTTGCTTTATTCCTATTTGTTTTGCTTTCATAAATGAAATCGTAGTTGTCTCGATACTTTGGGCCATTCACTTTCCTTGGTTTGCTTCCTTTACCGTTCATAAATTATTTGGATTGGCTCTAAATGCTGAACACCCACAATGTAGTTGATGGGGTTGTTAGGGCCGTATTGTTTGATTGTTTTGTGCTTTGCAAAGTCTTCTCTGCTGATCTCTCCAACAAGCTCAACCTCGTTAAACCTATTTTCGTTCAGTCTTGCTAAGATGTATTTCTTGGGACTCTTAATGTCAAATTCGGCTTGTTGGATTTTTAACTCCACATCCGCTCCCCAAAAGGTAGATGTCTTTACCTCCGCTTCCCCGACATCAAATCCCGAATCCCTGACTGAGTAAATTTTTGTGTCAATTTTTTTGCCAACAGCAGTTGCGTAAGCGATTTCTCCAAGGAGTCCAAGAAAGTGGGGCTTGTGCGACCTATCGTAAATGTACTCTTCTACCAGTGTTTTTTTCTTAATATCGGTCAAAATCCCGCTATTCTTAAATGACCCGTTCTTTGCCTCATGCCGCCTTTGGGCAAACTCCCTTGCCGTTTCAATCTGGCGATCATTGAGCAGTACTTTCATAAGGCGTTAGACCCCTGCCCCACAACTTCGTTCAAACTTTATTTGAGCAAGCGGTTGAGCTTACGCAAACGAAGGAAACAAAAGACAAAGGCAAAGCCAATGTTAGCCACCACCCCGTAGCCGACCAAATTGAGAAATGTTTCTACAATAGTCATTTAGGTAGCAGGTGTGTGTTGCAAGCCATCCACATCATGGCCTTGCTGTCATTGCCGCAGTCCTTGGCCCAAAGGGCATTGTCGCTCACTACTCCGTATTCTTGGAGGAGATTCATCACTGCAACCTCGCTTTCTCCACGGATTGCAATCCAGTTCTCAAGTTTGTTCTTCATCGTGGTCCAAACATGTCTTTAAGGAACTTCATTCCAACAATGGCGGCGATAATCCAAAAACCGCAGGAAGTTAGTAGCCCAACCATTGAGTAACCTTCCATGCTCCGATTGCGATAGTAGCCCAAAAGATTACACACCACATAAGGATAGCGGCGTATTTGATAATTCTCATTGTCTTGCAATAATTAGGAATCCGATGTTAGCGATTGCGTAGCCTCCAAAGGCGATAGCCATGGGAGAGTTTCCCTTGATTAAGAAATCAACTGCTGTTGCAATGTAGCAAACCGTGCAGATGGCTATGCCGATGAAGCCCAACTTATTTTACCACTCGGGGTCTTCGTTGACCTCTTGCTTTTTGTTTTTCGGGACGTAGGGGGCTCCGAACTTCAGGCTCAGATACTTAACGCCTTTCTGGCTAGTCTGCTGCCAGATTGAGACTTCGTAGTCCTTACCCCCGATAGTGGCGGGACCGCTGTACTTCGGGGCTTTGGGGTTGTCTGATTCACGGGCAAATGCCGCTCCGCTGTTGTCTTTCTTTTCGTTCATACTGATTTACTTTTCTTTTTCTTTGTTAATGAAGGCCGCTTGGTTTGTTTACTTCGACCAGCCTTCTTAGCCGAAGCAAAATTCTTTTTAATGGCGCGGTTTACCGCCATACCCACCCTTGGGGTAATAGTAGCTTCGGGATGCTCACACCCGATAAATGCCCACACATAGTAAGCTGCATCTTCAGACAAATAGAGAGGTGTGTATTTTTTTCCATTGTAGAAGTAGAAACAATAGGTGGATGTTTTAAGGTCTTTGAAGAAGGCGACTTGCCCAACCTCGCCAATCTTCGCCTCGTAAACGCAGGGTTTCACTGGGGCTTCTCTTCTTTTGCTTCAGAGCGAAGCGTGGCCACAGCATATTCCATGTCCTCAAGGGTCATCAAGATGTCAACCTTGTTGTCTTCTTCTCCCGCGCTAATCATTACTACCTGATCGGTAGTACTCATAAGGAAGGCAAAGTCAGAGGCCACAAGGGCTTTGTTTACCCGCTCTGTCATCGCATCGTTTACTTTTGTTTCGTTTGTTTGCTCTTGTTCGCTCATATAGTTGATCTATTGAAGTTGTTCTAAACTTTTTTAGGTGATGCGGAAATAAGTTCTGGCAGCTTTTCTTCTTTGTTGAAGTGAAGTAGATTGTCAGCGATCTTTAAAGACAGAATCGCCAAGGTGTCTAGGTTCCATCCCTTCTCGGGATTTTGAGAAGCAAGAAGACCGCTCATTGCATGAGATGCAATCTGAAGTCTGGTGCTAAGTGGTGTTTCGTTAGGTTGTTCTTTTTCGCTCATAAAATTAATGGATGGACCTGAATCGGACAAATGTTGTTCCATCGATGTAGGTAAAGTCAAGCGGCACGGGTTCTTTGTCAACCCTCCAAAGAAAAAAGGTTAAACCGTCACCTACCCGTTCTTGGGTGATGTATCCCTCTTCTTGGCTTTCAAAGTGGGAGTACTCCTTCCAATTTGAGATGCCCTCAAGGACTTTGGTTAGACTATTGCTCATGGTTAATATAGACAAGTAACCCGACGATTCGTTCAATGTCAAGAGTAAATAACTCTAACTTCCGCCTCATCAAGCATTTGCAACGCAGACTTAAAGGACTCACTCCAACGATCATTGGACGAATGGTCGGTGAACGGGCAGTACACATCCTTAATCCCGCTCTGAATAATAGCCGCCGCACATTGGCTACAGGGCTGGAAGGGCCAGACAAAGATCGAATATCCATTGAGGGGCTCCTTGGCTGATAAGATAGCGTTAAGTTCGGCGTGGATGGTACGAAGCAGCTTGGTATCGCGATTTGCGATAGCATAGGGGTTGTCCTCAATCCCACGGGGAAACCCGTTGAACCCCACAGAGCAAATGGTGCGGTCTGGTCGGACAATAACAGCACCAACCTTGGTCCCGAGATCCTTGCTCCAGCTTGCGACTTCTTTAGTTAAGGCCAAAAATCTGGCCTGCCACTTCGTTTCCATCATCTTCATCGTCTCCGTTTATTTGTTTGAGAATAGCTTGGCCCATGACAACCTTCAACTTCTTATCGTACTCGTCCTTTGACCTCCACATCTTTACTTCGGACAAGAGCATCGACAAGGTCAAAAGCGGGGGTTCCCCATCATAAATAGCGTAATTTTTAAGGCATTCGTGCATGGCGGCAAGCTCCGAACAGGACGGACAGGTGGCATTACTCATAAAATGGGGCGACAAGCTTTGAGGGTGGGTTTAGTGCAGAGGCGAGGGGGATAATCTTTTCGGGCATGCGGACCCAAACGTAGGTGGTCTCGTAGGTTTTCTTGCACCACTTGCGGTTTTTTAGGGTCCAGTGGTATCCTAGGATGTAGGCGTTGGCCATTTGGGCGTACTCTTTGAGGTTAACCGGAAGTTTGTTTCGGGCTATCTTCCTCACACTTCGACGCTCACAGTCCCACTCTAGTTCAATTACTCGACGCATGTAGCTTTCAATGTGATCCACCCGCTTTCCGGCCAGCCAATCGTCAACCTTGCCCAGAGCTTCTTCTTTGTGCTGATGCCAACTGGGTCTCTGTAGTTGTTGGTCGAGGTGACAGGTCTCATGGACAAACACATCCATCCAAGTGGAAACGGGGCGTTTGGTGGCAATCCGAAGTTCTCTGTCATTGGCCCACCCTACAGAAGTGGCCTTGCCCGTAATCAAATACTTCTGCGGAACAAAGGTCAGCTTAAACTGACGGTAGCGCAGAATAGCTCTCCCGAGAAAATTGATGGTGGCCTGATCCATTATTCTTCATCTTCGACATCAACTTCTTTAATCTGTTCAAACAATCTGCGGATAGGATTGTCCTGATAGCCAGCGGTATCTTCGGGGAAACTCATCAAGAATCCCGTATCATCGTAT